TGAGCTATGGAGCGAAATTGCAGTATTTGATCATATACAAGACAGAGGTGAACGTTTAACACCAAAAGATATGATGAGATTGGATTCATTGTTTAGTTACATGGATACCGCAGAAATGAACGAAGCTATAAAACGCAAAGCAGATTCTATGATGGAATCAGCTAAGTTGAAGAAAAATAAAAACAAATAGGAGTATATTATGTTTAATTGGATAAAAAAGATGTTTGGCGCAGGCGCTAAAGAACAAGTATGGGTATCTAAGCCCAAAGTGGAAGTAAAGAAAACTGTTACTAAACCTATTGTTATTAAGCCAGCATTTAAAAACAAAAAAGAATTAGCAAAACTAACCAAAGGCAAGATGGAAGAAATCGGCAGAACGTACGGTGTAGAACTTGATAAAAGAAAAAAGAAAGATGCACTAGTTAACGAACTTTGGAAAGCAATTAAGAAATAAGGAACTAATAACATGCGTTTAAGACATTTATTTGAAGCAGGCGATATTGATAAAATAAAACAATTATTAATCAACAAAATTACTTCGTCAGACGAAGAAGCATTATTAAGAAAACTATTGAATGCCATGGAAGCGTCAGGAATAGATGAAAGACTTGTCCAAGCTCTTGCACAGGACCCAGATGCTAAAAGTTATGGTGTTGACAAAATTGTTGCTGATATAATGAATGTTCCTGGTACAGTAGCAGAAAAGATTCACTTTGCTGATTCGTACTCAAAAGGTTTTATTAATATAAGTGAATTACTCAAAGGTAGTAAAACTTCATTGGAAGCATTGTTACAAAACCAAGCAAAGATTGATCCTGCAAACGAAGAAGAACAATCAATAATGTTTGTTAATAGAGTTTTTAAAAGAATGCTACTATCAGACTACAAAGCTCAAGGTGAAGGCACAGGAGAAGTTGCTCTTGCAATTCTTTCTCCTAGGATATTTAAAACAAGTGGCGGTAAAGCAGCTGTAGGTGATATAATTGTTAAGGGTGACATAGACTATAGAGTTGAAGTTAAAGCACGAGTACCAAGTAAAGACGGTAAGAGTGCAGGTAGCCCAGGTAAATTTGCAGATTCAAAAATTTATGCAGAGTTCGATCCAAGAAAAATGTCTCAGGTAATTAAAAAATATTATCCAGAATTATCAACTAGAGTAGCATTAGTTGGGAAGGCTAGTATGAGAAAAGCAACACACTTTATTACAGGACAGGGAGAAAACAGTATTGTATCAAAAATAGAACCAGAAAAATTGCAACAATTTGCAAACGACTTTGCTGGTGCAATAACTAATGGATTAGGTCCTGAATTTAAAGGAAACATAGCAACTGCTATACAAAACAATAACTCACAAGCATTACAAGATAATGTTGTTAAAATGATTCACGATAAGTATTATGCAGTAAAATCTAAAAACGAAAATGAAAAATTAGACGGTATTTTAATAATGGATATACCTAGCAACGTAGTATTTTATTCACAAGGATTTGACCAAATTCAAAAAGCAGGCGGTCAAGTACCTGGAATTTATGTAACAGATAAAAATGGTGGACCATTGGCTGAACCTAGAGACTTCGCGCCAGGCGTTCAGTTTTAAAAATATGTGGGAAATAATTGAAAGAATGGCAACAGACCGTTTATGGGTATACACTGCTCTAGTAGGAAGTATATTCGGTGCATTGTTTGTAGCATATTTACGTGGAACTAGAATTAGTGCATGGGCTTTCAGCAAATGGTCAGCATTACTAAACTTCTTTGTTACACGCTATGGTTGGACATGGTTCCAACAAGATCCAAATGCTTGGAAAAAATTACACCCAGAACTTACTAAACGCATAGAAGATTTAGAAAAGCGTTTAGCATGGATAGAAAAAACCACCACACGAAAAGTAAAATAACATGAATCAAATATATCTGGTATGTACTCGTAGTGCCATCAGCGCCAGTGCATTAACTTACATAATCAATTCAAGTCCACAATTTTATAATGTTGTACACAAAAACTTATGGCTAGATGAAGCAGGGTCAAAGTTTAAAGATGCTACAGTAATAGAAGATTGGTGGAACATACCAAAAACATTTGCAAATTTTTATAATCATGATGTAAGAAATAATGAGAATATAAAACTTGAAACACTGCAAACACTATGTAGCGAATGGCAACAATTAGAAACAGGAAAACATATTGCATTGTTCACACATGCAACTAACACGGAAGATATAATAAACTGGAGTAATCTGTTTGATCTTCCAATAACTGTAGTAACTACTATAATGGGAAATAAATGTTATTCATATATGGACTTATTTTTAAAACGTGAATACAGTGATGAGATGAATAAATTTGTTAATATATTTGATACTTGGAAATATTTATATAATCAATTTCTTGCAAATGATATTAAATGGTCTACTTATGCTGATTACGTACTTGAAATGGATAACTGGTTAAATGATCCTGCTGTCGTATATTCTAAGTTAGGAATTGAACCTAACGCAAATATGAAGGTATGGACAACTGAATACAAGCAAGCAAATAGTTATAATGAATGGGATGTGAGAGTAACAAACACTTCTAATAGACTTAAAACTATATGCTACATATATGGAACATATCACAAACTATTCCATACAAATCAATCAAAAAAGCTATTTGCTATAGCAATACACGATTCTGTTATGACTTTTAGATCCGAAGATGATATAATAGACTTGCAACAAATCGTAGACAAAACACAAAAAACTATCAGAAAACAATTGACTTTAGTGTAATTATAGTCTATAATTGTAACTAATTAAACCTAGGAGAATATCTATGAGCATTACATTTAACCAAGACGATATTGCAAAACTTAAGACTTTGATACAAGAAGGTATCCAAGTAAGTCAGGAAGTGGAAACACTTAATGAAGGACTACGAGATACTGTAAAGCATATCGCAGAAGAAATGGGCATTAAGCCTGCAATCATTAACAAAGCTATTAAGGTAGCATACAAGGGCGAACTACACAAGCATAGAGATGACTTTGATACACTTGAAACTATACTTGAAAGCATTGGACGACCTGATTAATGGAACAACGCAAGAAACTCAATGACAAGATAAAAGAACTTGACAGCACCAGGGTATTTAAAAAGATAACACCCAAGGGTGATTTATCCTGGTATGTCAAGTGGATTTCAGTACTATTAATACTAATAGCAACAACGGCCAGAGCAACAGGAACAATACCACAAGTAGATTTATGGTTTGGATTATTTGGAACTATAGGTTGGTTTTGGGTTGGTATGTTATGGCACGATAGGGCATTGGTATTTCTAAATGGTGTGCTAGTTACATTAATCTTTACTGGATTATTAAACTATTACTTTGGGGCATAGTTTTGATTGATAAGATAAATGCAATTTGGGGCATAAACAACAATACAAGTGACTTAGATAAGTTTACAGGCTATGAACACTTGTACGATAAGTTTGATACTTATACCAAAGAAGTATACTACGCAAATCCAGAACAAACAATACAAGAAGTCTATGATTTATATCGTAGTGTAAATCTTGTTCCAATCACATACTTTACAGAACAAGGAATGATTGATGAGCTCAAGCACTTTAAAAGCAGAGGCTATAATCATGTAACAGACAATGTGCAAGGACTAGGTAATAACGCAGGTTCTTCTATTGGAAGATTTTTGTTTCCTAATATGATGACTGCCGAACCAAAAGGCAGAGGTTCAAATAGTTTACGTGATAGATTCCTAGATGAGAAAAAACTTAAAAGAGCAATACGTATTTGTTTTGAATTCAGAGACAGTAACAAACTTGTGTACCCAATGTCATTGAGAACTGCATTAGAATTAGTTACTGGTGAAAATGTTACTAACTTCAAAGCTCAACATGCCAGAAGTATTGTAGAACATTTGTGTCCTGTTATGTGGGGCAGAGTATATGATTACAGTATGGGATTCGGTGGCAGACTACTAGGAGTAAGTGCAAGTAATATGAACTACACTTATATTGGAACAGATCCTAATACAGAAACATTTGCTTATTTAGAATACTTAAATGAATTACTAGGCGGGCCTGGAAAAGACAATGAATTATATTGTAGCACAAGTCAAGATTATCAATGCGAAGATATTGACTTGGCATTTAGTAGCCCGCCTTATTTTAACTTAGAAAAGTACAGTGATGAACCTACGCAATGCATGGTAGAGTTTGACAACCTTGATCAATGGTTTGAAGGTTATGCAGTACCAACAATGCAAAACATATACAATGGATTAAACAGTGATGGAATATTTGCAACAAACATTGCAGACTATAAAACATATGGACAAAAAGAACCTATCTTAGTTGTAGACCGTTGGATTGAAACTGCTGAAAAGATTGGATTCAAGCATACCAACACAATAAAAATGTTACTAAGTACACGACCTGGAGTTGGTAACGATCGTAAAGAAGGCAGACAAAAGTGGGAAGGAGTATACGTTTTTGCAAAATAAAACGTCTCCTACAAATACCTTTTGTATAAGTCCTTGGACAGAAGTCCATGTTGACCAGGAAGGCAGAATAGGATTTTGTTGTGTACACAAAGGGTTCGTTGGACATATAAAAGATGTAAAATTTAGCGATACATTTAATGGACCGGACTATAAATTAGCAAGACAACAAACACTCAATAACATTTGGCCATCAGGGTGCCAACTATGCGAGAAATCAGAACAGTATGCAGATTCAAGTATGCGTTACAATAACTGGATTCAATACAAATCAGACCTAAACAATAATGTAGATTTTACTAATCTAGAACAACAAATTAAAAAGTTTAAAGTAGATTTTAGTAATGCATGTAATTTACGATGTACAATGTGTAGCCCACACAGAAGTACAGGTTGGTACAAAGATATAAAAGTAATTGAAGATAATTTAACTCAAGAAGAAGTAAGCCAAGTAGTTTTCAATCCAAAAAATAGAGAGTATGGGTTACCTATAAGTTTTATAGATGACAACTTAGATGTTATACTTAAAACAGAATTAATAGATGTAAGTGGCGGCGAACCTTTTTATATGCCACAATTCAAATACCTAGTTGATAAGTTAATAGAACATAACTACAAAGGCAAACTAAAAATAATAACAAATCTTACATTAGTTGACAAAGCATACTTTGAAAAGATAAAAACATTAAATTCTACATTGGTTGTAAGCATGGATGGTGTAAATAATTTATACGAATATATAAGACCAAGCATACCGTTTGGCAAGTACAAAGGAACTGATATACAAGATAGAATTAAAGATTATAATCAACACTTAACAGTGTCAATTGCATATACACCACAATTAATGAATGTATATAACATAAGTGATTATATAACTTGGTTAGAAACATTTGTACCCAAGCAAGATATTGGATTTAATTTTAATAGCCCACTAACAGGGCCAAAATATTTAAGTATATCTGTACATCCAGATATTGAATATAAAAATAAGTTAGCAGACGAAATAGAACAAAAGTTTGGCAAAGAATCAAGACTTAATATGATAGTAGATCACTTGAGAACACCACGTACAAAACAAGACGAAGATGACTGGAAATTGTTTTGTAAAACTATAGATATTCTTGACAAACACAGAAAAACAAGTATAATTAAGTATATACCCGAACTAGAGAAATATTGGATTAAAGAATGAGCTACGTAGACGCACACCACGATAAAAACAAAGACATTGTACAAGTTGTAGAACGAATCAACGGCAAAAGAGAATTCAGAGAAATTCCTGCCAAGTACACATTTTATTACAAAGACCCTAAAGGTAAATTTACAAGTATCTTTGGTGAGAAGCTAGAACGCATTGTGTGTAACACAAGCAAAAAGTTTAACACTGAGAAAAAGATACATGGACACAAAGGCTTGTATGAAAGTGATGTAAATGTTATTTTTAAAACATTCGCAGAGAATTATGATCCACAATCAGTTCCAGAACTAAATGTTTGTTTCTTTGATATTGAGACAGACTTTAACAAAGAAGTAGGGTTTGCTCCACCCGAAGATCCTTTCAATGCTGTAACGGCAATTAGTTTGCACAACAGTTGGATGAATGCAACAATTTGTCTTGCTATTGGTCCTAAAACTATGACATTTGAAGAAGCAGAAACTGTTACTAATAAGTTTGAGAATACTATTCTGTTTAATACAGAACGAGAAATGCTTGAAGCGTTTTTAGACTTAATAGATGATGCAGATATTTTAACAGGTTGGAACAGTGAAGGCTTTGATATTCCGTATCTTGTAAACAGAGTATCTAGGGTAATGAGTAAAAGTCACACACGCAAGTTCTGTTTATGGGACATGCTTCCCAAAGAACGAAAGTTTGAGCGTTTTGGAGCAGAGCAACAAACATATGATTTACATGGTCGTGTACACATGGACTATATGCAATTGTATAGAAAGTATACATATCACGAAATGCACAGTTATTCTCTAGATGCAATTGGTGAATATGAGTTAGGTGATCGCAAAGTAGATTACGAAGGTACACTAGATCAACTATACAACAATGACTTTGAAAAGTTTATTGCTTATTCAAGACAAGATGTTGACTTGCTTGTAAACTTAGACAAGAAGCTACAGTTTATTGACTTAGCAAATGTGTTAGCACATTCTAACACAGTGTTGCTACAAACAACAATGGGTGCGGTTGCACAAACAGACCAAGCTATTATTAACGAAGCACATACTAAAGGCTTAATTGTTCCTGACAAGCGTTACGACAGAGATTCAACACAAGCCGCAGGTGCCTATGTTGCAACACCTAAAAAAGGTATGCACAAATGGGTTGGAAGTATTGACTTGAACTCACTGTATCCTAGTATTATTCGTAGTTGTAATATGAGTACTGAAACTATTATTGGGCAAGTGCGACACACTTACACAAAAGACATGATTCAAAAGGCTCGTACAGTTGCTGAAGCATGGGAAGGAAAGTTTGCTTGTCAAGAGTATGAACTTGTAATGGATAAGAACATTGACGAATTGCTACACTTAGACTTTGAGGATGGAACTAGTTTTGAAGCCACTGGCGCAGAGATATATGAAATTGTGTTTAACAGTGGACAACCTTGGATTATTAGTGCTAATGGTACAATCTTTACATATGAGAAAAAAGGTATTATTCCTGGATTACTAGAGCGTTGGTATGCAGAGCGTAAAGAACTGCAAGCAAAGGCTCGTGATGCTAGAGCAGAAGGTGGAGATAAGTTTGCGTTTTGGGATAAACGACAGTTGGTTAAAAAGATTAACTTGAACAGTTTGTATGGTGCGTTACTTAATCCTGGCAGTAGATTCTTTGACAGTAGACTAGGACAAAGTACAACACTTACTGGTCGTTGTATTGCTAAACATATGGCCGCAGAGCTTAATAAGATTATTGCAGGCGAATATGATCATCAGGGTAAAGCAATTGTATATGGTGATACAGATTCTACATATTTTAGTTCGTATCCTATGCTAAAAGATCAAATTAAAAACAAAGAAATTAATTGGGATGTTGATACTATCATTAGTTATTATGATGCAATATGCGAAGAAGTAAACAAAACGTTTCCTGGCTTTATGAGTAGAACATTTCATACTACACTAGACTTGGGTACAATTATTGCCGCTGGTAGAGAAATGGTAGGTAGTGCAGGTTTGTTTATTACAAAGAAGCGTTATGCAATGTTAGTAGTTGACAACGAAGGTAAACGAGAAGATGTAGACGGCAAAGCAGGTTATATTAAAGCAATGGGCTTAGATCTAAAGCGTAGTGATACACCACCTTGGATGCAAGACTTTTTAAAAGATGTATTGCTTGAAGTACTTACGGGTGCTGAAGAACAAGAGATACTTGATAAAATTGTTGAATTCCGTAAAGAATACAGAGAAAAACCTAGTTGGGAAAAAGGTTCTCCAAAGCGTGTTAACAACCTAACTTCGTATAAAGGCAAAATGAAGAAGTTTGAAAGAGATCGTAAAATAGCACACAACAATAACAAAACAACAGGTGACATTAAGAAACCAGCAATGCCAGGGCATGTTACTGCTGCACTTAACTGGAACAAGTTAAGAGAGATTAACAGTGATAACTATGCTAATGAAATTGTTGATGGTATGAAAACTGTTGTTTGCAGACTAAAAGACAATCCACTTGGAATGACAAGTGTAGGTTATCCTACAGATGAAACAAGGCTTCCGCAGTGGTTTTTAGACTTGCCATTTGATGATGATCATATGGAAAACGTAGTGGTTAGTAAAAAATTAGAAAACTTACTTAGTGTGTTAAAGTGGGATTTAGATAAAGCAGCGGCTAAGAGTAATTTTAACAGTTTGTTTGAGTTTTAATATGGTAACACTAGGACACGATATACAAACAAAGTTAGATAAACTATCTGAATGGGATAAGAGACACGGCGGTCCTTATGACAGAGGTGGTGCCGACAGTTACTATAGACGAGGTTGTAGACCACATTATTATACTGCTGATACACATAATAGTAACAGAATTGAAGAATGTGATATGACAGATGCAGAGATTAGAGCATACGAAGCCGGTTATCTTGACAACGAAAACGACGGTGATTTCAAAGATTGGGGCTAAAATAGCCTAAAAAAACCAAAATAAATTAAAATAAATTTAAGACCCTTGCTACATAAGGGTTTTCGTGCTGGCCAAAAGGTTGACAGAACCAAGAACTCTTGTTATAATATATACATATTAAACAATAAAGGAAGGATATGAAAAACTCTAAAGTATTTTTAAACAGTTTTAAAACAACATATATGGTTGGAATACGCCCTATTAATGCAGAATGTTCACATGTTGATAATGTTTATGTAAAAGCATTTGGATTACAAGATGCTATGAACAGAGTAGATGCAGCAGTTGATCATTTAGAATATGCAGTAAAAGATATTATACCAGCAGGCGATGATTTGTTTGGTATTGAAGAAAAATGTTGTGATAGAGTATCAGTAAAAGATATTGGTATTGCTAATGAGTTTTTTGGTATCACATTTAACTAGGAAATAGTATGAAAAATATAATCATAGCAGTAGCAATAACATTTGCAATTATATTTGCATTTGTTAGCAGTGTTGAAGCAAAGCGAGTACACAAGTTGGAAGAACAAATTGAAGCACATAAACTAGCAATGACATTTGCCAACGATGCAATACACACATTTTATAATCAAGTGGAAGTAGCAAGTAAATGAATACAAGCGACTTAATATGGACTGCAATTTTTAGATTTATTAAATGGTATTTCATAATTTGGTTTATTTTGTGGGTTATTTCAGAAATAGCCAGGTAAAAAGGTTGACAATAGTGTTGACTTATGTATAATATTAAATATACGGAGAGTAGAATGGTAACAGATACAACAAAATTAGTTGCATATATTAACTGGCTCAATGCTAAAGGGCAAGCAATGATGGATGCAGATCCAGATTTGTGGGTTGGTAAATTAGTTACTGATCCTGAACATTGGGCAGGATATGGAATTACTACTCCGGATCAACTAGGTGAATACCTAGATGCACAGTCGGGAGACTTTTAAATAGAATTTTATTAACAGTAAACTTAACTGTTAAAAAGGGGAAAAAATCACTTAAATACACTAGTGGTTAAGAAATTAATTGCTCTGATGTGATCGCAGAAGCAATGACGAAGAATTAGGTCGGTCACGTAAAAATAAAATATAGGAGAAAACTATGTTAGATAAAATCAAAGGTGCCGTTTCAGGCGCTATGGATATTGGCGTAATGCTAATTGGCCTTGCTATCGTTCTACAAATCGTATTCGGTGGTTCTGTTCCTTTCTTAGGTGGCGATGTAATCGGTACTGTAATCGGAATAGTTGGTCAACTAGGTGCAGCTGGTCTTACTGGTCTAATCGCTGCAGCAGTGTTGTGGAAGTTATTTGATCGTGACTAAAAGTAAAGTTTTTTCAATTTACTAACTAAACCCTTGTATTACAACAGTTTTACAAGGGTTTTTTCTTAAATAAAAGGTTGACAAAAGCAAGAGTTCTTGCTATAATATAACTATATTAACAATAAAACGAAAGGTACTAAATGTCAAAAACAATGCAGTGGGCGTGGGATAAAGCAGAAGAAAAATTAGAAACCACAATCGACAGAGTAAGACTTGGACAGTTAACTCAAAGTCAAGCAGTAAAAGAACTTGAAGATGCACATGAGGCCTGGGAATTAATGGGCTTTGAAACTATCACAGATGTTATCGACTATATGGTTGATGAAGTAAAAGTAGAAACTACAGGAGCTTAATATGAACTCGATTAAATCAATTCTAAACTTTACAATGAACGGCTTAACAATACTAGGCATTACACTTGTTGTATTTGCATC